ACCGTTTTCATCGGCATTTGTACTGCTGCTTCTTCTGAAATTTTGAGTGCCATTATTTATACCCGTAACCTTTTTTTCTATCTCCCCATAACTTCTGCCAACTCCATACTTGAAGTTTACTAGAGTAATGGCTTATAAATAATAACAATGTTTTCATCATTCTAATTTAGCGTCTATTCTTTTCTTAAGTTCTGCTCTTTCTTTTTCTACTTCTTTCAATTGATCTTTTAATTCTTGACTATCCGGGTTTTCCCTTACAAGTTTTTTAAGTTCATAATATTGTTTAGTTAATTCTCTATATTCGTATGTGTCTATTCTAAGATTGATCTGCTCTTTTAGATTATTTAAATCTTTAGCATCTACATATCTATCATCAATAAACCAAATCCCTGTGATGAATGTAAGAATAAGCCCAGCACTTGCTAGTGTTTTTAATATTCTCATTGACAGCTTTCACATTCCCCTGTGTCATCAACCACACATACATCACTCTTATAACTAGTTTCATAAGTTGAGTCGTGGGCTCGCTCTTGTTTATTTATACAGTCACAACTTTTACATGCACAGGAGCCGTATTCATCTGCGTGTAAATTTCCGTCACAATGACAATTGTGAAAACATTTAGTGCATTTAGCCATTTGGTAAACAACTCCCTAACCATTTTAAAACCTTTTTAAAAGGCCAACAAAGAACTTTACAAATATATTTTATTATTTTTTTCATAAGGCATAACCAATTAGAATAATAAAATTCCTACGGCTAAACCTATAGCTGCTGCAATAATACAATGGTTATGGTCTAACCAGATTTTTTGACAGAATAGTTTTATTTTATTCATTTTAACTCCTATTTTATTTGGCCCCAACTGGGACCTGATTCATAATCTACTTTATTAGGTACCTTTAATACCACTGCTTTTTCCATAATTTCAATTATGTCTTCTGCTTTTTTATCAGATTCTACAGAAATATCTACCTCATCGTGAATCTGAATGTGTGGTATTATACCATTTTCATAGAGTGCTACCATACTTTTTTTAGTCATGTCTGCGGCACTTCCTTGTATTAATTTATTTAAAGCTTTGTATGTAAATGCACGTTTTAAGGGCTCATCATATTCGTTTCGTGCCTGTTCTAGAGGCAATGGTGTATAAACTCCAAACTGCACCGGCTGCCATAGATCAAAATGACACGCTCTCCCAAGTAAGGTTCTAATTTTTCCCCTATCATTTGCTCTGCGCGACACATTATCCATCAATTGTTTTACAAACGGAGCTTTACTATGATATTGTCTAATTAATTTTTCAGCAGATTCCTTCATCAATCCTAATTCAGCCATTAATTTATTTTTACCCATTCCATACATTAAACCTAAATTAATTGTCTTAGCTTGTTTACGTTCAATACCCGCCATGTCAGCAACAACTTGGTGAAAGTCTGCATCGCCTTTGTTGTATGCATCTACAATTTCATCAACACCTGTTAAGTTTTGTAATTTTGCATAATGTACTAAAATTCTAGGCTCTTGTTGTGAATAATCAAAGGATCCCCACGTATGTTTTTCTTCTGGAATAAATATAGATCTAATCATTGGTCCAAGTTCTGGATGTCTTGCGGGAATTTGTTGTAGGTTTGGATTACTCATTGAGAATCTTCCTGTGACCGTTCCACCTGCATCAGATCTAATTTGGTTTATGTCGGCATGTATTCTCCCATTCACTGCGTGTTTAGTTATTGAATCAATAAATGTACTGTGTGCTTTATTTAGTTCTCTTGCTTCAGCAATGGCTTGGGGTAATTCATGGGGGTGATTTTGTAAAAAGTTTTTTGTAAAGCTAGGCTCACTACTTTTTTCAGTTCTATCATATGGAAGTTTTAATTTATCAAATGCTTTTGCAATTGATCTAGCTGCATGAATTTCTACATCAATATCTGTTATTTTTTTAATTTTTTGAATAAGTTTTTTTTCTTTTTCAATAAGGAATTTTTTAGTTTGATCTGCTTTTTCTAAGTCAACCCTTACTCCTTTGAATCTCATATCAACTAAACAAGGAAATAATTTTGTTTCTAAATTAAATACGTCCCAGAGTTCCTCTTTATATAATTCATTCTCTAATCTCTGCCAAAGTTTTAATGTAGCTTCCGCATCACGTTCAGCATACTCACCTACATACATTGCAGGAAGTTTATGCATTTCTGATTTAGGATTTACCGAATAACTTTTAGCTGCCTCCTTTAAAATTTTTTCATCTTTACCAATACCATTATAATGTCTAGAGAGTATATCTAATCTATAGGATAATCTATTCTCATCAATTAAGGATGCAGCAATCATTGTATCTACAATTTTACCTTTAATTTTAAGACCAGCTGACTTTAACCAACAGACATCATAGATTGCATTGTGAAATATAAAGGTAGTGTCTTCTTGATCAAATAAGTCTTGGAGCCACTCTAAAACGAGTTTTTTGTCCATATTTCCACCACCCTGGTGTCCTATAGGATAATAGCCAGACCAGCCCTCTACGGCCACCGCAACGCCAGCAATGTGGCCTTTTCCAGTGACGTTCCCCGATCCGCGCTCAATTAAGTGCGGGTCGTTGGTTTCTAGATCAATGGCAATTTGTTTAGCACCGAGTAAATTTTTTAATTCTTCAGGTATAACCCATTCCGTTTCCGGAGCGAATAAAGGCATTTGGATACTTCTCACTTGTCTCTCCTCAATATTCCCCAGTAGTTAATTTTATTCGTTCTGTTGTCGCGGGCTTGGGGTAATCCCGTTCAATCACCATCTCTATAAAGTGAATTGCTTTAAGCAAATCTTCTTTTTTTCCTTTAAAAGGATGGCGACATATATATTTTATAGCGCACCCTTCCGGAAAAAGCAACCTATTCTCTACAACAAATTTACTGGGCTGAATTTTAAAATTCTGATAGTGTTGTCCGCCAATTTGTTTATCCCAAACATTACTCATTTCTTTTTCTCCCCATATTCTTTGCATTCTTTCATTATTTTAGACATAGGTGCTTTTTTTCCATAAATTTTCTCATAAGTTTCTTTATAGGCTTCAGCTCTTGTTGTGGTTTTACCATTGATAGTTGTAGGTCCCTCCCACGCTTTTCTTTTTGATTTTCCTTTACTCATATGTTCATCTATTTTTCCTTTCACTATAGTCTATTATTATTTCTCTATACATATCTCTCCAATGTTTTTTTAAATGTTCTTGGTATTTAATATTTTTTAAACATTTATTTATTATTTCAATTTGAGCAATATTAAGTTTTACATCATATACACCAGGTTGATTCCAATAACTTCTTTTCCATCTTTTACGAGTTCCGGTTTTTTCACTTGTACCATAATCACCATAATTTCTGATTTCTTTTTTTAAATCATTTATTATTTCATTTATTTTTTTCATAATATATAAGCTTTATCAAAGTCTCTTGGATCTAAGACGTGTAATTCACGCTTCGCTCTCGTCGCTCCAGTATAAAATAATCTATGTAATTCATCTGGATCATAGCTAAATGTTTCAAGAGCGGCGTTAGTTATATCTTGCATCAATAAAACTTTATCTGCTTCACCGCCTTTCGCACCGTGGATGGTTGACATTATTATACGAGGATTCTTGTTTAATGTTTCGCCGTTCGCCCTCATGTTACGAATGTAATTCTCTGTGATAGGATCCAGTCCCTCAAAAGATTCATACCAGACTTTATTATTAATCAGTCCGTGTTTTTCTTCACATTCTTTAAGACTATATTTATCTTCGGAATGCAAAGTTTTTCCTTTTCTAAATCCTTCTAAAACATTAGCGCCTAGATACTCATAAACATTTTTAATTTCTAAATAATTTAACATTTCGCCCTTACGCCAGGATTCCCAATTATTTATAGCCAATAATAATTTTAAAGGAATAGAATTCCTACCTTTGTACTGGTAATACCAACCTTGTAATTCACATAAATCTTTAGCATCATCTAAAAAATAGTTTGCTGAAGATAACACTAACCAATTTCCTTTACTCATATCTACCTGGGTAATGTCAGAATATCTTTTTAAAATACCTATCTCATCCCTGGGTTTATATGTTTTCTCAAATCTATTCTGTACTTTACCTATTATTTTTTGAGACAATTCGTGAATAGGTCCTCCAGGTATACGATAAGATTGGTCTAATGTTTTAATATCATCTACTTCTTCTTTTAATGCTATGAAGTGATCGACATCTGCGCCAGCCCATTTAAAGATAGCTTGATCATCATCACCAGCTATGTAAGTTTTTTCTGCGCGACTCCATATCTTTCTCACCATGTCCCATTGTAATAAAGACAAATCTTGCGCTTCATCTATAAATAAAACTTCAAATTTATTATGTGACTCTTTAGCTATAAAGTCTTCCAATAAATCATTAAAATCTTTTAATCCTTTTTCTTTTTTAAATCTTTGAAGTTCTTCCGCTAATAAAAATAAAGTATTTCTTTCTATATCTAATATATTTTTTCTGGAATCATAATATTCTAAAAGATCCATTCTCTTTACTGCTGCCGTATTAATAATTGTAAGATATTCATTATCAGAATTAAAAGTGCCATCACCTTCAGAAAATCTTGCTACTTTAATAGGGATGCCACATTTTTCCCCAAAGTCTTTATAATCATCCGGGCCCATCATTTTTTCTTTGGTCATTCCTAATTGATTGAACGCATAAGAATGAAGAGTTCTAAAAAAGGCTAGATCATTATCAATGTCTAATCCAAACTTATTGGCGGCTCTCGTGGCGGCTTCGGTTGCTGCTTTCCGTGTAAAGGAAAAATAACCTATTTGCTTAGGCCTGATTCCTTGTTTTATAAATTCGTCCACTAGGTTTAACAGCGTCGTTGTTTTGCCTGTTCCCGGTGGTCCTAATATTATTGTTTTCATAATTTTCTAATCTATTACTTGTATACTTCTTGTTTTCCCTGGTAATTTTCTTAACCATCCTCTTTGTTCTAATTGTTTTATTTTTGTATAAATACCACATTTAGATTTTAAACCTACAGCCACCATCATTTCATCATAAGACGGTGATATAGTATTTTTACTAATATAATTGTTAATAAAATTAAAAAGTTTTAATTGTTGTGCAGTTAAACCATATTTCATAAAAATGTTACCCATATGTAAAGTGCTGTCCAAAGTGTTATTGTTAATAAATCCATTCTTGCCGCCATTAAAAATCCTCTTGTTGGTACTCCACTTTGGAAACAGACGCTTCGGTTTGTTTCATTGTTTTTATTTTAATTAATCTTGGTTGTTGTTTTTTGATTCTTACTCTTTCTTCTTCGACAAATATATCTTCACCATGTCCTTCTTTCACAGTTAATCTTTTTAATAAATTTCCTGTATAAGTTTTATCTTTTTCCCAATGATTTCTTTTACAGAAATTATAAAAGTCTTCCATTCTAAAATAGGTAAATTCTCTTTTCTCATCTGTGTATGGTAACTTATTAAATATATCATCCATAGTTCTTGCTGATTGTCTATTAGTTGTCCAATCTTGTAAGAGTCCTGTTATTTCATTTTCTGGATTTAAAGATTCTAATGGTTCTACTTCTTGTAGACCCTGCATCATTGGTTTTAAAAAATGTTGTTTCCAATCTTTTGGTTTTGGAATTGGTACAATTAAATTAGCTTGATCCAAACACGCGAGTGCAAATAAATTAGGACTATAAAGCTGTTCTGATTTTAATTCCATTCGCTTTTTGTTTACATTTAAAAACCACTGTGGAGGATTAGAAGAATATTTTGTTAAACTTCCAAGGATTGGCATCTCTTCTTCTCCATAACCTACACCAAATCTTTTTGTTCTACATAAACCTGCTTGACATACTTCATTGATGGGAGCATCTTTACATCTATATTTGTCATAACCTTTTCTGTTTACTGATTTAATTAATTGTTGAACTTCATTATTACTTAATGCTGGTTCCATATACTGATGATTTGCTTTTACAATGTCGTCTTCCCAGGAATCTGGTTTTGATTGTTTATAATAAACTGCAATATTAAATAATGCATTATTCCTTGAGCCCTCCCCAAAACCAATTGCTGCTAGTTTATTTAAACAAGGAGGACCTCCGGGAAATGATTCTTTTATTTTTTTCTCTTCTGTTTTGATTTGTTCCACCTGATCCATTCGTAAAGAAAACTTATCATAGAGCTGATAAAATTCCTCAAGTGTACAACCGGCGCCATTATCGTTGATCGCATAACGCAGTCCTTTCATTTCATTAAAGTAGGGTAAATTTAAAAAGTTCCCAGTGTCCCCACGTTCCACTAGAATTTCTGTTTGTTTTGGAAAAATTTCTGAGCCTTCATATCCAAGTATGATAGACATTTGTTTTAATTTTGATTGCATCAAAGATGCTGGGATATTTTCTTTTGTAAATAAAAAGACGTGTGCTCCACCAGATTTAGATCGGCAGACTATTAATGGGAGATTAAGTTTTCTAATACTTTGTACGAGGCTAAGGTGGTCAAAATTATATTCGTCAATATCAATACACCCCCAACGACAACTATTGTCTTCAGTAATAGGGATGATGCCGAGTGCTGGGCCTTTGCCTTCAAGGTGGTCGCTCCATAAAGAATCGGTAACGTCCCCCCTAACAATAAAAGCCTTACCTTTTTGTTTTCCGTTCTCTCCTCGCTCCCCGGGTTGGTATTGTCCATAAGCGATTTCTAATCCTGAAAATATTGATTTAAATTTATCCATTATCATTTCTCAATTCTTTGTAAAGGGGGAAGTTGCCTTCCCCCTTATATTTATTTAGTAAGGAGTTGCGTCACTTACTTTCTCTTCTACATCAGCTTTTGTTTGAACGCTCCCTTTAGATACATTACCTCTAAATTCTTTTGCACTTAAGTACAAAGATTTATCGTCCTGACCTAAAATTCTGTCCATGTTCACCACCCAACCATACCAAGAACCTTTGTCATTCTTTTGTAAAGTAGATAAAAGATTGTAAACAACACCTTGCATAGGTGGTATTGCAAATCCTCCTTTTCCATCAGGTATTTGTGTAGTTTTCATCATAGAATTCCACTTTTTACTAACATTTAGTTGTGTGGATTTCATGGTAATTAAAGCGGGTGTATATCCACCAGTTTTAGTTTCTACCATAACAAAGTAAGAGGCAGTCTCTTCCAAATAGTTACCATTTGGTAATCTAATTTTAGATCCTTCTCTCTTACCAGTTGCGATTACCGGACTGTTCGGCATATGGACAGCCACTGGAGCACCAGGACCATCCCCTCTATCCGACCATTCTGGATAATCTTTTTTATAGTAACAAGGAATAACCTTGATACCTGTTTTACCATCGTATAAGTCGCTGGTAACAGTATTATAGATCATACCAGGTTTGGCATCCTCTATATACTTTGCATCACCATCAGTTACCTGTGGTGATAGTTGTCCCAAGATTCTGACAAATGGTAACGCAAGATCGTCCTGCGTCATATTTTCAAAACCTTTGGATGCGTCATCTCCGAACAATGCCAGAGAGCCGCTTTCTTTAGCTTTTATTTCATTAGCCATTATACATTCTCCATTAGTTATTTCCGGGTTATTTTAGTTCTGTCTTTAATCCATGTATTAAAGACCTCAGAAGGCATATCGAGCCCGGACTCGATACGCTCCCTGAATAGGGCAGTTAATGTTGCCCAAGCCACATCAGATTTCTGCTCTGGCTCAAACCCATTATCCACCGCAAGGTTCAACAATTGTTGCGCCTTGTCATCTTCTCCTTTTCCAAAAGTTACAAAGACATTGTTTTTAATAATATCTCCTAACCCTTGGTCACGAAGCCATTTATAGGCTGCAGTTCTCTTGTCTAAATCTTTAGGAAGAGTGCACCTAAATTCTTTTTTAACAGCAACTTTTGATCCATCAGCTAATTTAATTTCTGACAAACCCTGTTCTGCTAATAATTCGGGAATTACGCGAGAGCCAATATCATCAGCCTCCGCTTTTTTATTTTTGAGTTGCTCTTCTAATTGTGCAATCTCATCTTCTTTACCTTTTAATTTTACACATTCCTGTGCAATGGTAGTTACTTCTACATTATCTAGAAGATCTTTAGCATCTTCTAACATCATATTTCTTACGTTACTCATTTTTATCCTTTCTGATACATATCTACTTCAAGTGGATAGTATCTATATTCACGTTTGTCCCACTTCAACATATTAAACTGTCCATTAGTTACTTCACTCACAGCCGCAGTTGAAATTCCTATTATAACAGGATCTCCTACAGCAAGTAAATAATCTTCCTTGCGAAAGTCTCGTAAATTCTTTTTCATCTTCTGCACATAAGGAGCAGTAGAAAAAATTGCTTGGTCCCTATTGGGTAAACAAATTACAAGATAACCATAATCAGACGCACTTAATATATTTATGTTAGGCGCTGGTTGTTG